TTCACCCCATTTTGAATGGTATCTTCAACGTCCACCATCCCAAATCTTTTATATGTTGTATCTTCAACCTTTGGTTTAAATAAAAATCTATTCTCAAACCACGTTTTAACGTATTCTGCAGTTTCCTTATTATCCATACCAAATAACATCATTATATTATTGAATAAAGTATAGTTATACCATAACGTTTGATCCTTTGTATATTCAACAACCCACTTTTTCTCATCTGTGAAAATAATCCACATTGAACCGTTGTGATTATAAATGTCCGTTCCTTCAATCTCCTTATCAATGGTTTTGAAAATAAAACTTTCTAAATTTTTCTGTTTTCGTGTGTTCATAATGGCAAATATAAATGATTCATTTAATATAATCAAAGTATTTATAATAACAGATGAAACATATTATTAAAAAAATATTAAAGGAAGAGAATCTTAAACATAACCTTAAACAACAGATAAAAGATTATGGAATAAAAGATTCTGCCGAACTTGTTGGTGGGATGGATAATTTTTTATCATTAATGAATATTAAAAGTCCAATGGACTTTTTACATTTATTTGATGATTTGGATCAAGTTCAGTCAAAAGAAAAGCCCGATTGGACTTTATTTAGATATAAACCAAAAAAAAATTTAATATCTTACGATAGAAAAAATAAAACAGTTTACATCAATTATGATAAAATATGGTCAGTTTTAGAAGACCATTTTGGTCTTAACTATAGAGAAACACAACGACTTACAAAGAGATGGTTGTCTGAGGTATACAATTTAAGGGGAATCACAACCAATTTGTAGAAACCCAAATTAGTTCACCTGTTGTCTGAGGTATATAATTTAAAAAGAAAGTATTTATATAATATGAAAATAGTAATCACAGAAGAACAATATGATAAATTAATGTCTAGTTTAACTGGAGAAACTAAACGTGAACCATCTAAATTTGAAAAATTTAAAAATTGGTTGTCAGGTAATAATGACGACGGGGTTGGTAAAATGTTATTAAAGTCGATCGAAACCGGAAATTATGAATTTGACAGAATTGATACTTCATATTCCACATATACTATAAATTTTACAATAAATTATTTCCCGTTTGAACTAACCAAAAATAATAGTAATAAAAATAATAAATTTTCTTTATATATGCCTTATATTAAGGAAGAATTAAAAATAAATAAAAAATTATTGATGCATATTTTTGATTTAATGGCTAAAACACATATGAGCTTTAAAGATTATTTTGATATGCATTTAACTGATATGGAAAATTCACTATGAAAATATGAAAATAGTAATCACAGAAGAACAATATAAAAAGATACTAATAGAAAGTACCTTAAAAGATACTTTGAATGATTTAAAAATAAACTCAGGAGTTTTATTTACATTCGGTACCGGTATTGGTGCATTCATCGGTCCTGTTGAAAGATTACTTTCAGGTTCAGGATTCTCAATGAATGAAAGAGATATCATTCTTTTAATCATCACGTCATTTGCACTTATTATAAAAGATAGTGAAGGTGCAACATTATTAGAAAAAGTTAGAGAAAAAGGTTTGATGCCAGCACTTAAAGGTGTTATTAATTTTGTAACAAACGTTAAGGATGTTTTAAATGCGGTTTCAAAAAACTTGGTTGGTGTAACATATTCATTACTTGACATATTAGGGTTCGCACTTCTTTTAAATCCAACAATGAAAATCATAGATGAAGTGATTAAAGATAATAGTATTGGTTTAGAAAATACCGAACGGTTGTTATCAGGAGCCGCATTAGCAGCAACCGCCTATTCACTTAAAAGTGTATTTGGTAAACTTAAAGATAAGTTAAAAAAAAAAATAAATGAGGATATAAAACCTTCTGATGAAGCAATGAAAAACATTTGTGATTCAGAAAAGTTTTGTAACGCTCAAGGTAAAATTACATTCGGACAACTAAAGGCGATAGTTGAAAACGCATCAAGTAATAGATTATTACAACACGTTGGTGAAGGTGGATTTAAAGCGACTCTTAGATTACTACCCTGGTTTTTACCACAACTTGCAATTGCAGGATTTGTTGCATCATCAATAAGAGCGGTTAATAAAATATTAAGACCCACATTAGAGGAAACAGAAAACTACAAAACTTGGTGGGGTAAGGTTGTTTTAAAATCATTTAATTTATCTGAAGGTGAACTTGGATTGTCGGATCCCTTATCAAGGGTATTCTTTATCTCTGATGGTTTAATGACAATGTTGAATGAAAGATACAAAGTTAAGTTTGCAAGATACATTGCAGAAATTGCAAGTGAAATGCCTGATGATGAACCTGTACCTGAATTTTTTGTTGAAAATGAATTAAGAACTTGGTTAAATGAGAAGTTCTTACTTAACCCACCGTTACCTCCAAAAATAATGGAAGATAACGCCAACTAATCAGCGTTATCTACAAATTCCAATTCATTTGTTTTTGGATCCCAATCAACAGTTATTGGTTTGTTTCGGAACTCATATCGTCCATTTAACACAGCAGCGTTAATGAAGTGAGTATTTCCATCAAACACATAACCATAACCTTCGTGGATGTGTCCAAATACGTGGATTTTAGGTTTGATTTCCTCAACTCGTTTCATAAGTTCTTCACAACCAACATTCTCGTTAGAATAACGAACATAATCAAGTTTTCCTAATGGTGGTCCGTGAGTGATAAGGATATCAGTATTCATAGGAATCATATCCCATTTTTCTTTTAACTTTTCACCACGAGGAAGATTGAATGCCCAATTATGAAACTCAGGTTGCCAAGGTGTTCCCCAAATTTTAATCATATCTTCATAATCATCTTCACCAACCATCATTAACTCATCTTCAAGATAGTCAATCGTTTTGTAACCTGTAAGAAGTCCACGAAGTTTTTGATTATCATCTTCAAACCCAAAGTCGTGATTTCCCGCAATGAAAACTTTAGTGTCGTAGTTGTTGATATTATCGTACCACTTCATAAAGTTTTCAATCTCAGTGATATAACCACGTCCTGTTAAGTCTCCCGCATGAACAAGAATGTCACCCCCAGTCAAGAACCCACTAACTTTGTCGTGTTTGGTGTGAGTGTCGCTAATAAATGTGATACGTTTTTTCATACTACAAATATAATGATTTTATTTTGAATTTTGCTCAACCAATTGTAAAATTCTTTTTCTCCCTTTTTCTCCGATTGGAATTGGGTGCCCTTCTTCGTCAATATGGACAAATTTAATATGTGTTTTTAAAACCAAAACTTGTTTACCAGTATAAACGTTATGTGCTCTTGCTTCCATATATAACGTAACAGAACTGTTACCCACATCAGTAGGTTTACCATAAATTTTTAATAATTGTCCTTCACGTGCAGGTTTTTCAAAATTACATTTATCAATTGAGATAGTTACCATTCTTGGTGTATCGCAAAGTTGCATTGCATACCCTGCTGCTGATGCATCAATCCACGCGAGTAATTTCCCCCCAAAGAGATTTCCGTGAAAACCTAAGTCCGATTTTTTAATTGGGTGTGTGTTTAATAATTCCATTTATTTATATTTTAATTCAACGTAGTAATGAATACATAAAAATGTACCCATTATCATAATATATCCATCATCTATCCCTATAGTAAATCCTAAACCGATTCCTTTAAATAATTGTACGTAAAACATTCTACACTTTTTTCCATTTATTATCACTATCTAAAACAAAAGAACCTATATGTTCGGTTTTCCATTCATCAGGACTAATTAATGATAAGAAAGTTTCTTTATTTTTTCCATAGTATAGGTGATATATTTCACCAACAACAGGCTCAAAATTAAACTTAGATTTATAAACAACATCATTCCAAAGATGTTCCTCTAAAAGTTTTTCGTATTCACTTTTTAATTCTAAAAACCGTTTTTCAAATTGTTTATTAAGTTTATGAACTTTAGATAACTTCCACGAATGAACATCATCCACTTTAATTGCGGGTGCACCAACATTAGAACCATATGGTAATAAACCTGGATTATCAGCAACATTATCCGGTTTTTCCATTAATACTTATCAATTTGATTTTTAATTTTTTCTAATAACTCTTCGTTTGAAACATCTTTTAGGGTTTCCTCCAACAATTCTTTAATCTCTCTTTTGGATCTGTCTTTTGATTTTTGTCTTGATTGTAATTCAACCTGATACAGGTAATATGCCACCTCATCAACGTTTTTAAGTTTTTGTTGGTACTTTTCAATTCTTTGATCAAGTTTTCTATTTCTACTCATATCAAATACTGTTGGTAATGCTTTGAATAACTCGTCCAATCTACCTTTTAGGTATTGTATTTCTCCGTATTTTAAAATTTGTTCTTTTGTCATTTTAACTTATAATTTTAATTTCACTTTCAGTTTCAATTACCACTCTCGCACCACAAGAAAGGATTGGTTTTTTATCTCCACTACCACAATACTTTATCTTACTCGGCCCGAGTATCTCTACTTCGTTACAGTACGTGTTCTTTCTTCCTTCCTTAATTGTTATTACAGGAAGATCAGTGTCCTTTGTTTTGTTGGACCTGATGTGGTGTTGGTTTACGTGAATACGTTTTATACCCATCCTCTACCGGATTGTGACATCGCGTTTATTCTTTGTTGTTCTAACCAACCTAAAAACTTAAAAAACCTTTTCATATTAATCAATTACATCTGTTAAGTATTGTCCTGGACCTAAAGTTACTTTTTCACAACCTTCTTGTGTGTCCATCTCGTCCATCCAATTATCCCAATTTTTATTCAATAAGTCAACAAACGCATCGTTGTTTCCTCTGTCTTTATATCTTTGGATATATTCATCTTTGATGTCTCTGTTTGGATAAACCAACACATAAGGGATTCCTTTTTTAAGAAGTGCGTCTCTAACATCTTTGTGTGATGATACCAAAATCTTATCTACCTTTGGATCTTGAATGTTTCTTTCAATGTGTTCAATGTAGTTTGCAGGAAAGTTCTTCTTATCAAACTTTGAACTATCACTATCCAATACGTTTCCGTCTGTGGTGTTAAAATAAGTCGTCTTCCCTACACCAGGAAATGCTGAGTATACTTTTGTTCTCATAATTCTTTAGTTAAACCGGATTTATACCTCCAAAATATTTATTTAATTGTTTAAATGCTGATTTGAAATTATCTTCTGTGGTGCCCTCAACATCTTGGTATTCAGAAGAACCATCGGCAAATAGTATTGTCCATCCTTTTTCTCCTGCCTGTATGGTTACTTTTAATTGTCCCACACCAACTTTAAATCTTTTTTCTTTTTTTACCTCACTTGAAGGCATCATTCCCATAAATCTATCCATAATTATATTTTTTCGTAAGTCATTTCAAAGATGTCAGGCTTGCACGGATAAAATTCGCCCTTAACTCCTTTGATTATGTAGTCACCCCAAGACATCTCCATTTTACCTTCCAATGTGTTAATGAAATGTTTTACCTCATCTTTATCTTCATCTGTATTTATTATTAGATTATCACCTAACATTTCATACACTTGTTCAATGTTATCAGATACCCATTGTACTGCTTCAATTTCTACTGGTTTTTTTCTGTATTTCATAAATCATAATTTATTTTATCTCCATTTGCCATTGAATAGACAACGTGGGTTGGTTCCAATTTGAATTGAATACCTTTTAGTTTATTTGCGTATTTCTTACCCATACCTGGTTTTAAATACCCGATTGTTAAATGGGGATGATAGTCAGGAAATGATGTAGTGTGCGGATACTTTGTTAACTCTTTATTTGTTTCGTGTAGATTCGGCCCACTTGCATCAAATTTTAAAACGTCATACATTTCATTTTCAAATAAAGATGGATTTGTAATTCTACAAGTTCCATAATCAAAGTTGTTAATTACATTTCTAACATCATCTTCTGTTACATCATCGTGCAACCCATAAAGTAATGTGGTGTGTGGTTCATCTTCTAAACCAAAACTTCTATCACCTTCTTCGGTGTAGATATCTTCTTCATCAATTAGTGAATGTAAGTTTTTGATCTCAGGAAAATCAAAATATAACATTACACATCCGTAGTCGTATGTTTGTTTTTCACTCATAATATTAACTTAAATAATTTGACATATTTTTAGCGGCTTCAAATGCCTGTTCCATAGTTTCAATCAATTTTGAACCTCGTAGTTTGAATGGTATTACATAAGATATTCCGTCTTCATCCATCCATTTTCTACCAAGTTCATCTTCTTCTTGATATAAATCCGCGAACTTTGTTTCGTATTCATTCCATTGTTCTTCAGGGTAATCTTCTTTAACGGGTTCATAATCCCCATCAAATAATCTATCTCCGATTTTGAAAAGGCTCCCACCTCTGTGGGTATAACCATACATCCCTTCAATAACAGGATTATCTGTCCCATATGTATCTTCGGTTATAACTGCGGCAACACCGTGTGGGTAATCTTCATCGACCATCATTTTGTTTTTTACATACCATTGTGCCTTATCCAAATTTCCAATATATGTTCCATCAGGTGATAAAAATGAATTTTCTAATGTATGTTCGTTGTTTGGCCCAAATGTGTGTGTCCCAATTTTTCCTCCAGTTAATCTTTCAATCTCTTGGATTTCTTCTTGTGTTATTTCTTTTGTCATATTATTAATTACTTTTTACAATTTTATCTGTTTTTGTCAAAACTATTTGACATTATTATTCTGCAATATAAATTTTAGTGGGTCTTTCTTGTTCAACAATACTTCCATTATCTGCGGTGTGCCATTCCATAACTCTACCTGTATTTGGTTTCTCTTCACATTTAACTGCATAGAAGATCTGACAACCTGCAACAATTATTTCTTTGCCATTTCCACCAACAACCGCATACCAATTGGCACTATTTCTATTGGTTTTAACTCCAAGAATGGAATCTTCAACCAATTTAACATCACCCCAAACCGCTTGATAGGATAGTCCATCAGGTGCGATAAAGTATTTTTCTGTTGTTATTAAGTATTTTCCTGTCATTGTTTTTGGCTTTTAATTTTATGTATATATCCCTCCAACAACACTATCTTTCTTCTAATTCCGATCTTATCCATATCTGCCAACATTTTCAAATAATCGTTTAGTTCCTCAAGTTGTGATTGTGGTTCAACTTCCTTTTGTATTTCCAAATCAAGATCCGGAAATGTGTTCTTCAATGCGTTCTGTTGTCTGATTGGCATATCACCATCTGATAGTTGTGGATCATCCCACGATGTGTCTCTTTCCATTTTTAAAATAATTTAATCCCCATTTTTCACTTATCTCAGTGAAAGTTTCGTTTATGTTTTCAACTTTAATACCGTTTAAAGATGTTAAATCTTTTTCAAATTGTAAACCGTGTTCGGTATTCGCAACACTAATTTTTTCTTTAAGAGACGATAGTTCGTTTGATGTAAAGAACTCTGTTCCGTAATCAACAATTCTTAATTCCACAAGAATCTTATCATCAAATGTTGTTAACTGGTGTATCATAATTTAATCTTTGTATTTGTAATTGTCAAATTTTTTGTTTTTACTTTTAACTCTCCATCTTATTGTTACCATAGGAATATTAAGTATTTTGGAAGCTTCCCCCGCAGACCTGTATTCAACATCATCAATAATAATCGGGATGTTTTGTTCTCCGTTGTATGTCCCCTTCCTTGATTCACTTAATTTCTTTTTAGTATCTTCTGAATGTTGTTTACCAAAGAAAGGATTATCAATCCCATTTCTTTTATATTCAATATGTTTAAGACACCTCTTCGCCCCTTGACTAATTTTTTTATTACATATCTCACAATAAGAAATTGAAATTCCTCCCTTCCAGTTAGGATTTTCATCCATAGGTTGTGAATGTTTTTCTTTTTTTTCCTCTTCAGTCATTAAGTCGTATCTTTTTTTAACCGATTCAGTTATTTTTTTAACTATCACGTCCTTGTTAGGATTTTTAGTTAGATTATCACCACCACTAGATTTTAAACCAATATTATACTTTGGGTTTAAATCTAAATAATGTTGTTCTCTTTCAAGTAAAATGGTTTCATTACATTCTTCCACAACTTCAAAAGAAAAGTTATTTTCACCATATTTATTCCACGCTCTCTGTAGTGGTATGTTATGATGTTTACCACTATTCAAATGATTTTTATGTGTTCTCCATCTTTTTTCTATATTTTTTGATGATCCGTAATAACACTTATCATTTACCAAATTTTTTATTTTATAAATACCAATCATAGGACTACCTTTTAATATAAATATCTATAAAAGATAAAAAGTTAAAGGGTAGTCCTAAAAATTAATTAGAAAGTGGCATTTTTATAGTTGGGTGTGATTGGTAATTCTCAATAATGAAATCAGACGGGGAATAATATGGTAAACAGTCACCTTCTTTCCATTTAACCTCATCTTCAATTTTTAATGTTGGTAATGGATATGGTTCTCTTGTTCGTTTTGGTAACTTAGAAATATATTCCATTCTCGGTTCATCTTTTAAAGCATCCATCCCTGACTGTTGTAAATGTTCTTGGATTTCTTCTTCAGTAAATTCCCTTCCAATCTGTTCCTTTACCCCATCAATTTGATTTAGATATATGTGACAATCACCCATATTTGTAATCAATTCATCAGGAACCATATTAACTTCTTTTGCAATGATTTCTAAAAGTAATCCATATGACGCCAAATTAAATGGAGTTCCCAATGGTACATCTTGCGATCTGGCATTATACATTAAAGAAATTGCTCTGGTTGGGATATTTGAACCATCTAACATTTGATGTGTGTATGGTGCAAAAGTACGAGCAATACCATCTCTTTTCTTTTTATATTCAGTTCTTTCACTTAAACTCAACTCTCTTGTATAAACTTGAAATCCATAATGACAAGGAGGTAAAACCATTTGGTCTAATTCACCTACATTCCAAGCATTAACCATTAATCGTCTTGAATCTGGATTTGTTTTAAGGTCACGGATTAGGTTTGCGATTTGGTCTATATGATTAATTGCTAACCCACCCCAAGGTGCAACACTATTTTGTTCCCACTTTCGCCACTGCTTACCATACACAGGACCTAACTCACCCCACTTCTTAGCAAACTCATCATCTGTTTTGATTTTTTCTACGAACTCTTGATAAGTACACCCTTGAATTAATTTTCGTGCTTGTTGTTCACAATAGTTCCTATAAGCATCGCCATCCCAAATATGACAATCATTATCAACAAGGAATTTTATGTTTGTATCACCCCTTAAAAACCATAACAATTCTGTTACAATTCCTTTGAAATACATTTTTTTGGTTGTAAGTAGTGGAAACCCCTCACTCATTTTATGTCTTATCTGACGACCAAATACTGATAGTGTACCTGTGCCTGTACGATCCATTTTTGTAACTCCAGTATCTAAAATGTCCTGAAGTAAATCTGCGTATTGTTTATCTAAATTATTCATCTTTGTTTTGTTTTGTTATTTCCAATGATTTCACACCCACAACATCATCTTCTTTTAATCCGTGTAAATGTGTTGGGATTTTTAACGATTTAATTAGATTTTTTTGAAGGTATTCAATATCTTCAATCTCTTCCTTTGATAGTTTTTTATAAACCATTTAATTCCTGTTATTTTATATAGGTAATATAATATAATTTTTTTCTTATCTTTTGTCCATACCTTTTTTTTACCATTCTTATCAACAACTATCATATATGGTGTTTCAATAATCATCCATGATGAGTGTACAGTTTTAGGCTCAACAACTCGTTCCTCGAGTTTAATGTTAATAGTTGGTATTTCTTGTTCACTCATTCAATAATCCTTTTAATCGTTTAATTTCTTCAATCACATCATTACCCAATTCAATCTTGGACATCATTGATAAGTCCACAACTTGTGAGTATAACAAATCAATTAACTCCTGTTGTGTTTTGATTATTTCTTTATCATTCATAATAATATATTTTTTCTTGTTTATATTCAAGTGTTATTTGTTTGGTTGGAATGTTATGTAGATCCAACCAATAATGAATTACCTTATCTGTGAATGGACTTATATCACCAAACCTACAATCTTCTTTACCATACTTATTCAATGCGGTGCCGTCATATTGGCTTGGTGTAAGTAAATCTCTACGTTCTTCCCAACTCAGCTCTCGTTCTTCGATTTTTAATCCCCACCTTTCAGAGAACTCAAGATTTGTTTTACATCTATAAACAAATTGTTCTTTAGAGTGTTCCTTCACTTTAATAGGTTCAACACTATAAACACTACCATCGTTTGGATATTTTTCAAAAGTCCATTCATTTAAATAGTTCTCATACACCTCATTAATAATCTGTTCTTTATTCATAACTTTCTATTGTTTCGTTGTTGTATGTTAGTGTAATTAGTTTAGTTGGGAATCCAAAACTCTCGTAATCTTCTCCATTAATGATTGCATCCGTAAATCTAAAATCGTCTTTTGATAACCAATAATCAATTCTCTCTTCCAAACTCAATTTTCTTTCTTCAATCTTCAATCCCCACTTTTCAGAGAACTCTGTATTGTTTTTAATCTCAAACAGGAACAATTCTTTGGATGGAACATCATCGTAACCCATATACCTGGTTAGGTATTTGTTATACACCTCATCAATAATCTGATTAAATTTTTCTTTATTCATTTCTTCAAGTTTCATTCCCACTTTTTTATCTATTTCAGGTTCACCGTATTTATCCAACCAATCAGAGATTATATTATTTTTCTTCATAATGTTCCAACTGATCCTCGTTGAAGATGTGTAGTAATCCGTACTCATCCATTTCACCAACCACTCTGATGTCTCCTTTAATTGTTTCAAACACACCTACAATGGTGCAAGGAAATTTGTATCCCTTTGTTTTGTGAGCCTTGTCACCTACCTTAAATTTTGTTTCTTTATTCATTGTTATTTAGTTTAATGTCAATCTACCTTGAAAGTCGTCAGATGTTTGTAATGTAACACCAGAAAGTTCTTCAAATGTAGTTATTTTATTTTCATCAATCAATATCACAACATTCACCATATTACCACTATTTTGTTTTCTTGTGTATTGTTCAAGTCCCAGGTGATGATATGATTGTAATGTAGCATTTGTCATAAAAATGGCATATAAAAAATTACTCATCTTCTTTTCACTGATGGATATTTTGGTAAAACGGTAAATTAATTCTTCTTTACTCATCTATTCTTTGTGTTTTCAAAACTTTATTAATCTTATTGTCATTAACTTTAGTTGGTAATTTCTCCAAGTATTTAATGAACTGTTGTCGTGTCATTTTTGGGAATGTTGAAATCGGCCACTCACCTGAAGTATCGTCCCAATTTTCCATTTCCGCATGTCCCCACCAAAACTCTTCTTTTATTGTTCCGACAATACTATGTTCATCCGATTCACCCCAATAATCCGTAGTCATATAATGAACTTCTGGCATATATACAGGGTAAGAATATTTTGAATACTTGGATTTATATTTCTTCTTATTAAACCAACTAAACTCGGCCCAATACAAATCTTCTACCTTGAAATCTTTCAGGAAACCTTTTTTGTGTAAGAGTTTAACAATTCGTTTCTCCTGTTTGGTCCATAATCTTTTTACCTTTGGGTTTGTTGCCATTATTCAATCTCTTTAATAAATTCTTTTACAATGTAATCAGGTGCTGGAAGTATATCAAGTCGGTGAGCAATATCCGTCAAACCAAACTCTTCATCAGTCATTAGTTCTTCTCTTAATAAATCAGCGTCTTTCTTTGTTGGTTTATTCCAATACCCCACAAAATGTAGAATATCCATCATTTCACCTTTTTGTGTCGGATCAATTGCTATTAATCCGTATTTCATATCTTTAATTTCTGGTTCCATTTTAATCTTTAGTTTTTTCAAAATAAAATATAACTTTTTTATCTGTTAATTTCAATAAATCATAATCTTTTGCCAACCTAAAATTTGGTGTGTCTCTATCTAATCTGTCTATTGATTTTTGAACTATATCTCTGAAGTTTTCAACCGAATAAGTTGACTTCCATTTATTGCAACGAGAACAAGATGGTAAAAGATTTTCAAAATCATCGGTTCCTCTTTCAACACCCCAAACTTCAAGGGTTGTTACTTTGTCATTCCGATATAATGGTTTCATATGATCAACTTGCATTTGTTTAATTGTGATTTCCTTACCACAATAACCACAATGTCCATCACATTTATTATAAACCTCTTCCCTGTTTATTTTCATCTTTATTTCAATTGATTTAAAACATCATTTAACCTGTCTGAAAATAATTTAATACCATATTCTTTACAATAATCCAATGTAAAATCTTCATATGGGACAGTATTTGTTGTATCCGAATAAAGCACTATTTCAGGATGTCTTTGGAAATAGTTAAATTTTATGGATCCGTATTTTCTTGGTTCGTCTACCCACCATTTTGTTTTTTCTCTATCTAACCACCATCCACTTTCATATTTCTTATCTCTGAATTTAATTTCAATAACAGGGCTTTCTTCATTTTGATTCCATCTTGATTTTGGGAAATTAACCCATAATTCACAAGTAATATGTTCCGTTTTACCATCAGTACTTTCGTTATGATATGTTGTTCTCCATTCCATCTTTATTTCAATTTACTAACATCGTCATAATGTATTCCACAATCTCTACAAACCAAGTAATCGTCTGTAATCCAACTTGAATGTCCTGAACCCATTATTCCATTACTTTTTCTTTTTATTCGTTGTATCTTATTTGTTGATTTACAAAGAGGACAATTAATTTTATCTATTCGTTCTTGTTCTAACGCTTCTTCTTTTCGTTTTCTTTCTTGTTCTTCTAATTCTTGTTTTTTTTGACTTTCATACCAACTATATAGATCAAGAGTTTCGGCTTTCCAATTGTTTTCTATTTTAACTCTTTTACTCATCTTTGTTTTTATTTAATAACTTCCAACCTTCTTCCCATATTGATGATCCGTACATATAGTTATGTTCAATAACCTCTTCAAGAAATTCCTCAAGTTCTTTTATTCTAATATCCTTTTCTTCTTCTGTCATCTTTATGGTTATTTTTGTTTTAATCGTATCGCTACATTATCACCTTTAATCTCAAATGATTTCATAAACCATTCAATGGTTTCAATCTCACCAACTATCCCATCAATTTCTATTTCATCACCGACTTTTATGTCAGGACAATTGTTATCAATAACATTGAATGTGTAAGTATCTCTCTGTAACACACTCATAAAGAACTTTTGGTATTTTTCTATTTTATATTTCATCTTTTTTCACTTAATATCATATACCTTTCAACATCACCTGGATTATCATAACCTTGTGATACAACATATTCAAGAGTTATAAGTTCTCTATATTCTTCATTTGTTAGATTACCACGCAGTTCTTCAACAATCTTATCGTAGATCTTATCAAAGTTAGTTTCTTCTGTCATCTTTAATTCTGTTTTTCATAGATGTTTCTATTCTGTTCCATTTTACTGAAACCATCAATTTGTCCCTGTGTTAGTTTTTCAACCCACTCCTCAAAGTGATGTACGTATTTTGCGTGGTTGTGTCTAACCCAAGTTTCGTGTAACCACCTATAAAGTTCATCTGTCATCTTTTAAAATATGATTTAAATTTCATCCATACAATTTCCGGAAAATTCCATAACCACCAAAAAAATATATAAATTTTTTTCATCAATCAACCATTTTATAAGTTGTTGATTTAACTTTTTTACCGTCCTCTTCTAAAATACTTTTTTTATATCCTTCAATTACATTGAGAGCTTCTTGTTCGGTATAATGTAATTCTGTTATACCATTTGATGTTATATAACGATCGTGATGTGTGATTATATTCTCCCATTTGGTACCCAACCAAACAACCCTACCAGTTCTCAACTTAGGTGTTCCAACTTGTGGTATGTAACGTTCTTCTCCGTTGTTACGTTCTTCTATTTTAATTCTGTACATATCATTAAGAGTTTTTCCATTCTTTCCAAGTATCAAAATCTTTAAGGGATTCCAATCTTTCTTTTTCCATTTCTTTTGCTCTGGTTCCAATTCTATAAATGTCATCATCTAATGTATCTTCATTTAGAGTTCCATTCATATATTGTATAACTAAGTTCATAGCCTCGTCTATTAACCATTCAACAGGTGTCTTTTCCATATTATTCCTTTTCAATTTCAATTTCTTTTTTAACCGTCTTTGGTTTGCGTCCTCGTTTTTTAGGTTCCTCATTGGTTACCTCATCTTCAATCACAATCTTAATCGTTTCAGGAAAAAACATATTCATCCCGATTCCTAAACTCACTTCAATTTCTTTTTTCATTTCCATATTTTTTTCTTAAGTATTCTGCCCACGCAGCTTGTTTCCTACCATTGACGAAGAACCATCCAAAGTTCATCTCAAACCATTTAACTAATCGTTTCATTTCATTTTCTCTCCTTTATTAAGTTTAATTCAATTCTATATTGGTTCATTAACTTTCTGTCTTCATTGAACTCGTCAGCATCACTTGCTTTATGTCCTTTCATAATTGCAGATAATATACGACTTTCAGTTTCAACAATAAAACTTAGTTTTTCTTGATCCGTTAATTCTTTATTTTTCATTATCTAAAGAGTTAGGTAAAAATAACAACGAGGGATTCTTTTTTTGTACATCAATCTCAGGGTATTTTTCTTTGAATTTCATCACATCAAATTTATCAGTAATTAAATGATAACCGTTTTTTGTTGGAATTATCTCATTAATTTTATCTCGGATTGGTTCACATTTAACATTTATAAATGTTGCAACTTCCTCAATAAATGATTTTTCTTTTGTATCAATATCTACAACCCACCTTTTTTCTTGTGTTTTAATTTGTCCAACAACCGAATCGAATAATCCTTTTTGATTTGACACACCATCTCTAATACGTTCAGCAAGTATTGCCAACATATTTAATGATACGTCTTTATGGTTTTGTTTTTGAACGTGTATATATGCACGTGCTTTAAACATCTCACATAGTTGTTTAATCTCATCGTATCTTTTTTCAAGGTATGGGATAGAATCAACACAGTAAGTTTTAATTGTCCTTACCGATTGGTGGTTATCTCTTTCTCCTTCAGGTTGATCCTTTTTACGTTTAAAAACATATAACATATAAAAGTCACCGGGATGAGAGAAGTTCAATAATTTTTTTATTTGTTCTATATTATCAATCATTTAATTTCTTTTTAACTTCTTTAATTTCATTTAATACTTTTTCTATCTCTTCCTTTAAGTCGGACTTATAAATTGGATTTTTACTTATTTTAACAAGTGAGTTATACCTGTAATTTAATCCTTCAAGGTACCCTTTCAATGCTGCTTTTTCGGCATCTTCATTTGTAATCATTCTTTAACAATTTTGTACTTATTAATCTCCAACCATCTAAGGAAATCCAATACTCCCCATTCTTCAGGATCCAATTCACCAAGAGGTCCGTCACCAAATTGATCAATAAATCCAGGTAAGTAATCATTTAGTATTTCAACACCACCATTTTCTTTTTCAGTAATATTTGTTTTAACCATTTCAATCGCACAGGCTTCACATTGTACCGCTCTTTTATCACCAAAAAACGCATTTTTACAAGTGATACACCTACATATATAGTTTCCTGGTGCAAATCCTCCTACAGGATATTTTGTTTCTTCTATACCATTAAAATCTATTTTTGCAACAAATTTATGATATCCTTTGTTCTCGGTTTCTGAAAAATAACATTCAGGTATTACCTCAAACTCAACTTCCATCTCCTTTGGTAAATTATTATTTTCAATCCAATTTAATGATTTTTTGCAAGGTAAGTATGTTCTTACATTAATAATGTCTCCTTTGTCTTGTACTGCCCATCCACCCGGATAGTTTACTTCACTATCAGGTTCATAATATTTTAATGTCCCTTTCATCATTCCTCAATCTTATTTATAAATGTTTGTCGTTTAGATGTTACCATCGCTTCAAGTGGCCAAATAACACTGTATTGATACTCTCTCCAATATTTATCTGGAGATTTAGTTCTTAATTGTTTTGCAAAATTAGTAATTAATTTTTTGGCCGTAAACGTTTGTTGGTATGTCTCACAAGAGTCAATTACCTTTTCTAACCATTTTGCTACGTCTCCGTA